CTTGCGCCGAACTTTCTTCATCCTGCTTAAAATATTTTAATGTAGCAGGCCGTCTGCCGCGCTCTATACGATAGTCTTGACCATCCTTCTCATACTCAATAGTAACTAACATATTTTTACCGTTAGTTTTGTTTATGAGATTATCTTTTTTAATATTAGTTAATGCTGAACCATACAACACATAACTCAACGCATTAACAATAGTAGTCTTACCAGTACCGTTACGAGCACCAGCATCATCGCCACCCAAGTCCAAATTCTCACCCAATACTAATGTAAGATCTTGTCTGTTTAAATCTACCGCTTGGGTTTGATTACCCACGCTCATAAAATTTTTAACTGTTAGAGATTTTAATACTAACACTAAATGCTCCTATATATGTCTAGTAGCATTTGTGGATCATAATGTTCACTCTCAATATTAGAAAGTTGGTCTATAACTATAGAGTCAATACTGTCAAAATTTAACTCTATGTCTTCATTCAATATATCTAAATCTAATTTCTCCTTGTCTGGCAATAAACTTAACTCACGCATTTTAAATTGTTCAGCAAATGTCTCTTTAACATAGTTTGCCTCTTCGTAAGTAATATCAATATCCATAGTAACCCTAGCATAGGTTTTCTCAGTTAGATAATAACCCGGATCATCCAGTAATTGCGATAATTTTAATGTTTTATATGAAGGTGCATCAGGCCACGCAACAAACTCTGGCTCGCCATCCCACTCCAACATCATCATACCTCGCTCATCATCCCAAGCATCACTGTAGTTGTGGGGGAAACAATTGCCTACATATACAACATTCTTGCGTTGCTGTCTTTTATGAAAGTGGCCGCTAAAAACATAATCTGCTTTATGCATATCTTCAGCATGTAACTCATTAGTTTCAGGCATTTGTATCATTGCGTTCATATAGAAATGTGGCAACTCGAAATGTCCAAAGATATATTTTGCTTTTACTTTCTTTAATTTTTTGTAATCATCACCCACGAGCCAAGGCACAATAGCACAATTTCCCGCATTAAACGGTTCATCTACTATTGTTATACCAGAGAATCTACTAGCAAACTCTACACTATTAAGATCACGCCTATCTCTGTAATATAAGTCGTGATTGCCCGTGATAAAGTAAAAATTATCAAACGAACTGCCTAGTTTTTCCAAACTACGCAGGCTATAGTTCAGTGTGCTGACATTGATGCTGGCTCTATGATGGTGCCAGTCTCCCAAAAATATGGCAGTTTCGCAATTGTTTTCTTGTGCGGTTGCTATGAACCAATCTACAAAATCTTCGCAATCTTTATTGTGTGTTATTGAGTTGCTTTTATTACCAAAGTGAATGTCTGTACATACTGCTATTTTATTGAATAAATTATCCGTACTCATTTATATTATTATAACGTACTTAAAGTAAAGTGTCAAGAAGACGATGGTGCTGTATTTGATGTATTTTGATTCTGTCTTGTATAACTTGGTGCAATATTATTCATCTCTAGAATATCATCACGAATATTTTGATTTTTCTTTTCTGTGTTTAATATTTTAGTAAAGGAATTAGTAATTATTGCTGTATAATAAGCAAATGGATTTTGACTTTTGCTTTCATCAAACAACAATCCTACTTGAACTAGTTGTAATATTGCTTGGCCACGCATCTCATCATTATATGTATATCCACGCCAATTAGATCTTGTTCCGTATCTATCACACAATTTAATAAACATTCGTGCTAACGTATCAGTCATATGCCCATGTTCCTTACAGAATTCTCCCTTTTTTAAATCACCTTTCCAATGACTTTTACCAACGCATATTAATACACTTTCTTTACTATCATCATTAAACCGAAAGTGTTGATAAGGCGGAAAAGGTAACTTTTCATAATGATCTGCGACAGATTTAGGAGTTTTTACTCTGCCGTGTTGTAGTGGTATGTGCTCAAATGACATTATTCTAAACACTAGATCAGATTTTGCTATCTTTTTCCAATTTACTTGAAAGTCAATTAATCTAGGTTTTTTCTTTTTATTTGTATTTTCTGCTACTGCAATAGCATGATTATTTTTTGCTATTTTCGCGGCTCTATTGCGTTTTGCTTGGGCAACAGAACGTATGTTTATTTTTTCAATGTTAGGAAGGATTATATCATAATCCTGATCTGTTGGTGTTAAATAACTACTATAACTATTTTTTGATTTATGTATTTCTTCTAATATATCTTTGTTTCGTAAGTATATCATTAAGGTTTCGCTCCATCATATTTATACTATATTATAATACACGTACATTAAAAAGTCAAATAAATAATGTTATAATATAGGAAAAAAATATGGCTATACGTGGACTATCACCAAGACTAGGAAACTTACTTGCTAAAGCAATACCTTTTGGTGCTGGGTTATTTGGTAGCTCAGGTAGTGGGAATCCAACTATTAGATGGAATGGCCCAGCAAAAGAACACAATCATGACTGGCGAACAAAACTTACATTAAGTTCAGCTACCAAAAATTTATTAGTCGGTAGTACAGTACTGCGTCCATTACACGACACCGGCGGTATTATTTTTCCTTATACACCAACTATTTTTGTACAGCATTCAGCAAATTTTGGTTCTAGTCAATTAACACATAGCAATTATGACCACCCTGCATTTGATAGTCATACAATTGGTGATTTAACTATTACTGGTCAGTTTACTGCTAATAGTTCTGCAGAAGCAGACTATGTATTAGCAGTATTACATTTTTTAAGAACAACAACTAAAATGTTTTTCGGCCAGGATTCAGACTTTCCGCCAGGAACACCTCCTCCTGTTTTGAGATTAAATGGGTTTGGAGATCATATATTTAAAAATATACCAGTAGTAGTAATAAACTTTAACATGGAAATGCCGGGAACTGTTGACTATGTCAGAACAACAAATACTTTGTCAATGATTCCAACATCTACTACTATAGCAATTACAGTTAAACCTGTATACTCTAGAGCATCTACTTCAAAACGATTTGGACTTAAAAAGTTTGCGAGTGGTGCGTTACTAGGTAGTGGTAGTGAAGGGGGATTTATTTAATGACAGTTACTTACTCAGCTGATAGTCCGTATGCCATTACTCCTATAGCCAATAATAAATTAGATTTGATGACTTATAGAACATTTTCTTTTGAGCCAGATGATATGGTGTATACAATTGATCAACTTTACAACAATAGACCAGATTTATTAGCGCATGATTTATATGGGAGATCCACTTTTTGGTGGGTTTTTACTGTACGTAATCCAGATATTATAGTAGATCCTATTTGGGATTTTACTACTGGTACCACAATATATCTTCCACAATTATCTACGTTAACACGATCATTAGATGGATAATATAGCATGGCAGCTTCAGACGTAACATTAGATGGTACTGCGGCAACGAGCAGACATGCTGAATCAACTGGGCATTCTCCCCATGCGGCAACACCAGCAGACGCAGGCCAAGCTGATAGTAGTGGTGGGTTACAATCTGAAATAAATGCTAACCAAACTATTATAGCAAACAAACCTGGCCCAGAATGCCCTGATAATATTTTACATAATTATGCCAATTATACATATAAAATTAGTTTAATGACTTGGGATTCGATAGAAGATTATAATGCAGATATTCAAAATGGAAAATGGCCATTAAAAGAAAATAATAAAAAAGTATTATTTTCTAGTGGTGGTATTGCTGAGCATGGGCCCGGAGCAAGTGGTCCTCCAGGTAGAAATTATCCAACACCTGCTCCACGACATGAAGAATTTGATGTGGATTTTTATATATCTTCTTTTACTACAACGTCTATTATGGGACTCAGTGGTGAATCAAGAGCCACTAATATTTTTGAATGTAATATGGAAGTCGTTGAACCTATTGGCGCAACGCTTTTAGAAAGGTTCTATACATTAGTTACAAGAGATGGGCGAGAAAATTGGGCAGAATTTCCACTTCTTATTAAAATAGAATTTATTGGATATGATGAATCTGGGAAGCCTGAGCTTATTAAACCAGCAATGAGACAAATACCAGTGAGACTTATAAACATGGTGTTTGATGTTGCTGGGGATGGGTCGACGTGTGGTCTTCAATTTGTTGCATCCACCACTATTAAAAAAGACCATCCGCGAAATATTAAAATGGAAAGTAATGAATTGTGGGGTGTAACAGTAGGAGAATTTTTAACTGAATTTGCTCAGATTTATAACGATAACCAAAAGCATAGAACACATATAGGCCCCAATATGGATGAGGCTCGTGCATTGGTGAGTCAGGGCGCCAGCGCCAACGCCGGCGGCGCCGGAACAAACACCGCCGCTTTTGATGATATGGGTTCTGGATCTGCCGCAATAGCAGGCCCTAAGGTTCAAGAAGTTGCTGATACAATAGAATTTGATATTGATCCTGCGATAGCAAAAGCTAAGATAGTACTAGAGGTAGCAGAGGACGCTCAACTAGAGGAAAAACCAAAAGAAGATCCATTTAAAGATATGCCGCCAATATGGGTAGGACACGGCGTTGGAGTGAAGGCCGTGAAGGCGAGAGCTGCTATTAGAAAAAAAGTAAAAGATAGAGAAGCAAAGGCAGAAGCCGAAAAAAGCAAAGGAATTATTCCTGTAAAAGAAGGCAACCCAGCAAAAGTATCTATTGCCGCAGGCACCAAACAATTGGCCGTTATTGAAAAAATTATTACTTTTAGTGAATATATCACTGACCAATTAATAGATCCAGAGAATGCATTCGAAGGGGGAACAAACAAAAGTAACCTAAAAAATAAAGAACTTTTAAAAAATCCAGATCAAGGATTATTATGGTGGAAAGTTACCTTTGTTCCTGTACTAAAAGAATGGGATGACGCAAGAGGCCAATATGGTATGCATACTATTATTCAAATTACACCATACAGAGTAAATGATCCAGTAACTACTGGTGGTAAATGTGAGATAGGCGTGGGCGTAACAGCACCTGCTATGCGTAATTACCAATACATATATACTGGCCAAAATATAGATGTTAAAGATTTTGCAATTAGTTTTAATAATTCTTTTATGCAAAGTATGATAGGGCAAGGAACAGGAGATTCTAAAAAAGCAAAAGTAGATGAGAGTAAAAATTCAGGGACTGGCCCAGGCCTAGCAAAATCAAATGCTACAACACCTGCATCTGCTGATCAACATGATCGCAGATATAGTACTGGATCAAACCATAATAGTAAACAAAAGGCGGCCGGCACTATATTAGAAAATTTATATAGAAAGTTAGGTTCTGATATGATGCAATGTACTATTAATATTGTCGGGGATCCACTCTATATACAACAAGACGGTATTGTAAATGTAGGACGAAAGACTAAAACAGGAACCATTGATCATAATTGGGCCATAGATCCAGCAAATGGTGCCGCATTGGCTGACCATCAAGATGCCCATATATATCTTTCATACAAAACACCAACCGACTATAGTGAAGGGACTGGTTTAATGGACTTTAATGCGGGGGATCCAAGACATAGATCAAGTACATTAAGTGGTTATTACAGAGTGTGGGAGGTTGTTAATACTTTTCAAGGTGGAGAATTCAATCAATCGTTAAATTTAACTCGTGTATATAACCAATGGAGAGAACAAAAGCACAATCCTTTAGAGGAAGGGAGTTTTAATGATAGGTCAGATTTTACTCAAGGAGGAGCAAGCCTGGGTGCAGGTGCAAGCCTGGGGCAAATTGCAAATTCTATAGCAACATCAGGTGGATCCGCCAAAAGAGATACTACATCAGAAGCATCATTAACTACTAGACAACGCGATCAACTAGCCATACAACAAGATACATTAAAAAAAGAAATAGATCTTGAACGTACTATTCTAATGAATGAAGCAACGGACCCTGGTGTATTAAGTGTGCGAGATTCAAGAACTACTTCTAGTAATGTGTTTGTTTCCAATGATAATGCCCGCAATAAACAAAATACAGATGAAAATAAAATAAGATTTGATGCGGCACAAAAAAAATTAACTAATATTAACGCACTATCCGACACCTCATCAGTAGAACAACAAACCACATTTGCTGATAATGTAAATGCAATGGGAAATAATACTGACACATTAAGTCAAACATTTGATAATGATAGTTTAACTCCAACCTTTTCTGAAAACAGCGGACACCCTAGCCAAACATCTGTAGCTGGATTACGCAGTAGTGCATTACACAAAACATTAACAGGAGTAGCAAATGGTACAAGTATTGTTTCTACTACAAATAATGGTGCACCATTATTTGATTATAATAAAAAAGGTGGGCTATATGGAGTTGCTGAAAATGAAATTAATTTGTCTTCATACACAGCCGATGATAAGGCATCCATTAATACTAACGAAGAATTAATTAGAACACAACGCGAAATTCTTATTGGAACAGGAAATTTAGTTGCTAAAAAGGCCGCATACACCATTGCGAATGACGCAAGTAAAACCAATCAAACAATTCATGGTAAGTATGGTAATATATACAGAACGTGGGAGGAAGTAGGTTATTTTCAAAACTTACTAATATCATAAAATGGTACGACGAGAATTTAATATAGGCGCACCTACTGATGCTAAATCAAAAATTGAACGCCGTGGTCCAGGCCCATATGTTGGTATAGTAAAGGGATTTGGTGATCCATCTGGTATGAACAGAATTGCTGTTTATATACCTGCATTGCAAAGCCAACGTCTATCATCTCAAACAACTAATCAAAAACAAGAAACTCGAGCAAATACTGTGTTATGTAATTTATTACTTCCATATTATGGTAGAACAAATCGCACAGGTAATGAAAAATCATCGTATGCTGGTACATCAAAATCATACGGAATGTGGTTCCCTACACCAGACGTAGATAGTCTTGTAATGGTAATATTTGTTGATGGTAAGCAAGAAGAAGCATATATTATAGGAGGTGTTCCTGAGCCATATATGCTTCACATGGTACCAGGCATTGCAACTAGTCCAGCATTTCATCCCAATACTGCAACAACAAAAGCAGGAATAAAGTCTGTTATGGCCGGTGGTACTGCCGAATTACCAGTAGCAGAGTTTAATAGACAAGCCGCTGAAGAAAGAAATGACTTTTTAAACATTTTAAAACCATTACATCCATTAGCTGATATATTAATGTCACAAGGATTGCAAAATGATTATGTTAGAGGACTTTCAACATCTAGCGCACAACGTGAATCTCCGTCCAATGTTTTTGGTGTTTCTACTCCTGGACCATTAGATCCTAACGGTCCTAAAATAAAACAAGGATTGGTTACTCCACAAAATCCTGGTTATGATTGGCCTGCTAATCGAGATAGTGGCCATACTTTTGTCATGGATGATGGTGACAATAGTGGTAGAAATAGAAACATTAGATTAAGAACAGGAACTGGCCATCAAATATTATTAAATGATACAGATGGTATAATTTATATAGGCAACGCAACTGGTACTACTTGGGTTGAAATGACTAATGAAGGACAAATTGATGTGTTTAGTAAGCAAGATGTTAGTGTGCATACTGAAGGCAACATGAACTTTTTAGCAGATAAAAATGTTCATATACAATCTGGTGAGGATTTAGTTATGCTTGCTGGGCACAATCTAAGAGTTGAAACAAATCCTGCCTCAGTAAGTGGTAAGGGACATGCCCATTTCTTTATTAATGGTAATATGAAACAAACTGCTACAGGTACATTTAATATTAAATCAACAGACTGGTTTAATGTTACTGCCAAAGAAGCAATTAGTGTTACAACTTTAGCTTGTATGTATTTTAAAAGTGGCGGTGGCAAGGAGAATCCAATTAAACTTAATACAGAAGTAGGTAACCCGGCTGAAGAAGCATCGCATATTCCGTTATACGAAAAACCATGGGTTACGTTGGATGATAAAACTGAAACTTATAAAGTAGATGGCGAAAATCAATATACAATCGCAATGCAACGTGTTCCAATGCATGAACCAGATCCGCGCGATCATCAGAACGGCCTAGGGCCTACTGTTGGCAGTCCTCCACATGTAACTAAAAAACCATAGTTATATATAGTAGCATATTATTAAATTAACTAAATATTGTACATGGCTATTACGTATAAAGGGTTTTCGACCTACAAAAAACAATTTTCCAACTCATACACTTTGAGTGGATTTGAACTTGCAAAACAAGATTTAACAAATCATTTTAACATTCGCAAGGGTGAAAAACTAATGAATCCAGAATTTGGGTCCATAGTTTGGGATGCATTATACGAGCCACTAACAGACGAAATAGTATCTGAAATAGAAGAAGATATTAAAAGTATTATTGGGTATGATCCAAGATTGGAAGCAGAAAGCATATTGCTTGAACAGTATGAAAATGGATTGCTTTTAGAATTACAAGTAAAATATATACCTGATCAAATATTAGGATCACTTTTGTTTGATTTTAATAACACATCTGGCCAAGTAACAGTGAGAGAAACAGCATAATGGCATTAACAACAAGACAAAACACAATTTATCAAGCAGAAGATTGGAAGGTAGTATATCAATCTTTTATTAATGCTGATTTTGAAAGTTATGATTTTGAAACATTGCGTAAGTCAATGATTGATTATCTTAAATTATATTACCCTGAAGATTTTAATGACTACGTTGAAAGTTCAGAGTTTATAGCATTAATAGATCTTATTGCTTACATGGGACAAAATATTAGTTACAGAGTAGACTTAAACTCACGTGAAAACTTTCTTGCTACTGCTGAACGTAGAGAAAGCATATTAAGATTAGCAAGACTCGTTAGTTATAATTCTAAACGAAATATAAATGCTAGTGGAATGTTAAAATTGGCAAGTATTTCTACAACAGAAGATGTATATGATTCTAACGGAACAAACTTGGCAAATACTACTATTACATGGAATGACATTAACAATATTGATTATGCAGAGCAAGTTAATTTAATATTAAATGCCGCGATGGTAACAACACAAAAAGTTGGTACTCCCAATTTAAAAAGTACTCTCAATAATGTAAAAACAGAACAATATCAAATTAATATACCAGCAGGCACATTACCAATATATTCTTTTACGAAAGAAGTAGAAGGCATTTCTATGGATTTTGAAATTACTAATGCTACATTTAAAGATAAAACTTATGTTTATGAACAGGCACCAAGTAATGTATCCCCTTTTGGTATATTATATAGAAATGACGGTAAAGGAAACGGTAGTGCTAATACAGGATATTTTGTATATTTTAAACAAGGTATATTACAAAGTAGTAGTTTTACTATCAGTGATGCAATTCCTAATAGGCAAGTATTTGTTAATAATAGCAACATCTCTAATAATGATGTCTGGTTATATGAGTTAGATTCAAATAATGATTTATCTACGCTATGGACTCAAGTGCCGGCAGTAACAGGTAATAATATTATATTCAATAGTTTAAACAAAGATACAAGAACATTATATAGTGTAAACTCATTAGAAAGTGATCAAATATCATATGTTTTTGGTGATGGTATTTTTTCAAACATTCCACGCGGAACATATAGGGGTTACTTTAGACAAACCAATGGTTTAGATTATATTATAAAAACAGACGACATGCAAAATGTTTCTATAGCCATGCCCTATATTAATAATAATAATTTAACGCATACATTAACATTTACATTTAACTTGGAATCACAAGTTACAAATGCTACTACTAGAGAAACATTAGAGGACATTAAAACCAAAGCACCACAAAGTTATTATACACAAAATCGTATGGTAAATGGTGAAGATTATAATATATTTCCTATTACTTCTACAAATGAAATTATAAAAATTAAAGCAACAAATAGAACGTCGAGCGGTATTTCTCGCTACTTGGACGTAGTAGATCCAACAGCAAAATATTCTTCAACTAATATATTTGGCACAGATGGAATATTGTTTAGAGAATATTTCTCTAATACATTTGATTTTGAGTTTGCAAATGAAATGGATATATTACGAACAATTCGTGATAAGATAGAACCAATATTACGTGATGTGGGTAGTAAACATTATTACTTTGAAAAATATGATAGGATTACGGTTGGTGCAACGGTATGGGAACAAAGTACCACAAGTACTAATTCGAGCACCGGTTATTTTAAAAATAATTTAGGAGCATCTGTTCCTATAGGAGCATCTGCGCCAGCATCAGATAATAGAAAGTATTTGACCGGGAATGCCCTAGTAAAATTTAATGCACCAAGCGGCAAATATTTTAAATCAGATGGTAGTCTACATACTGGTAGTGTAGGCGATCCAGGTACATTTGCAAACATTTGGGCAATGATTAAAAGTGTAGTAGGTGATGGTCATAACAGTGGCGCAGGGAATTTAGCTAGCGGTGCCGGCCCAATTACAATTAGTGAGTTAATTGGTGATGGTGCTGAAGTTGCTGAAATTATTCCGCAGTTCATAACAGACTTGCCATCCGCTATGGAAACAGCAATGCTAACTAAAATCTTTAAACATGAAGAATTTGGTTTACGCTTTGATGCCACCACAAGAGAGTGGGTAATTATATTAGCGGCAGACATAGATACAACTTCTGAATTTTCATTTGCTTATGCTGGCGATACAACTAGTTTGAAAAGGGATGCAAGTTGGTTGATTAGATTTAAAAGTAACGGAACAACATATACAACAAC